ACCCCGTTAAGATACACGATATTGCCCCATTGTTAGCGCTCTCCGTCGCTTGGATCTTAACCGTGCTGTTTGGTGGTACGATAAATTCAAACATCTTGGGCTGAATCCCGATATTATTAATCAGGACCACCAACTTTTCGACAAATAAAGCCTGGCCGTCCACATTGATTGTGTAGCTTAGAATCTCCCCAGCAGATATAGAGCTCCAATCGACTCCTAAAGTTACCCTGGTTAAGTAAAATGCTGACGGGTTCGTATAATCCAGTAGGGTGACAGCAGAAGAGGTGAGACCATAACTTCCACTCCAGCCATAGATCTTACCGTCTTTGGCCCTGGAGACTGATTTAGAAGGGCCTAGGGTCATGCATCATATACTCTGCCAGTTACTATGCAGAAACCATCACGGGTTGTAGTATCTATGTTAGTCAATGTAATTCTAACGGCTGTGTGAGGTGGAATAATTAAACGTAACGCAGAACCAAAACCGTTGACGTCTGCTGTGCCTTCGACTTGATGTTGTATTATTTTAATTCCGTTGAAATAAACTGTTGCCGTGACATCATCACTACTGGCTCCTGGTATTCCGAATTGAACATAGGATTTTGCATAATAATTTCCTATTGTCGTATTTATTAGATCTGTTTCCGTATTGTCAAAATTGATGGCACCTGATGTACCATAAATATGAGTACCAAGGACTAAAAGTCCTTTCTGAGTACCTAGAAACGTTACTATTCGCTTTTTAGCCATTCAAGACTATTCGAAATATAGAGTTACTGCCAGACTCGAAGCCGTAGGGGTTCCAGTCGTATACTGATAGGCCACCTGGAGATCTATATTATTCACACCTGTAATATCGAAATTAACTGGAATCATATTAAATTCAGAGGCCGCTCCAGCGTCTGCCGCATCTCCAGATAGACCAGCAAGGGTCATGTTTTGTTCGCTCATATTACTGCCCAATAAGCGTCCCACTAGTATCCATCCTTTGGTATCGTTGGCATCTACTGCCACATCAATTCGACTGATCTTAGTTGATCCCTGGGGCGTTTGGATATTGCCAAGCGAAGAACTTGACATATTATCCGTGAGTGAGGTGTAGGTTTTATCCGTCGGTGTACCGTCGAATGTTCGGGTTATGGTTGTTACTGACATTGTTTTTTTATCTCCTTATACAGTTAGACTAAATATATTTTTAATTCCGCCTATCTTACGGACCTTAAGGGCCTTAGCCGCACCCTTTGCTAGAACGGTACCGATGGCTACCTTAGCAACATAAGTTTGTACTTGTTTGTTTCGTATATTAGCAGCTAGATCCTTTAACGCAAATTCCCAAGCTCCAATTCTAGCTTCTGTAATAGGATTGCCTGGTCCGCCACCTGCCTGTGTTAGCAATGCACTACCGATGAGTACTGCGCTTGCTGTATCTACTATGTTTAAGTCAAAGTTCTTTCTCATTTTTCTTCCTCTTGTTTTCGTATATGCCCGACGAGCTGTTTTCCTCACTTGTCCTTTTCGTGTGGAACGAGTACGAGCTTTCGATGCTTTGTAGGACTTTTCGGAAATTAATTTGCCGTCACGGAAATACATCCGACGGCCATTGGCTCCTTTCCTTGTGTACAGTCCGACAGGCACGTTATACTAATTTATGAGTAGCTACTTAAATCAAGTGAGTGGTTACACTAATCGTTGACAATCAAAACAAAAATGATTGCCTTCATGGTACCACATTTCTTTTTTACATTTTTTACACAAAACCGTTATGTCGTCTAAGACTTCTTCCCTGGCTTTCTTTTGATAATTATTCATCGGCGCCTCGATATCTCATCGAGCATTCTGCAATGGTCGCAGTCATAGAACTTTCCACAATGACATTTAGCCCTGGAAGCTTCCCAGTCAGTAACAATAATCACAAAAAATTCATTCCAGGATAACGGCCTTCGATATGGTTCCTTGTCTGGAGTTCTAAGGCTTTGTGGAGATGCCTGGTCATGGATAAATTCTTTGTAGCTTTCCAGTTTGACCATAACTTCAGGGTGAAGCTTGATCATCTTCCGCTTAAACTTAGTCGGCATGGATATCATGTCCCTGGTAACATCTGCGACAGTAGCCATCCCCAGTAAGGCCAACATTTCCGCATGCCAAACATTCCACATCATCATACCTAAATTCTTTACGATACATGAAGACCACAGGGGGGGACACGGTATAAACCACTTAGCTAGATAGAGCTCTAGCTTGTTTTATGTATATATTACTAGGTACGACGGATTATTATTCTTCTTCTTCTTCTTCTTCTTCTTCTTACGTTTATATACAAAACAGCTTTTTTTCAAATTCTGGTAACGTTACACCCCCATTTACAAGCCAAAGAAAAACCACGGAGCGTTATCACCCCCCTAATTATGGAATTTTGGTGCTTTTAGAGTGCTTATTCTTGCAGACCCATGTGTGTAACTTGCTTTTGAGTGCTTTTAGTCTGCTTTCCTCCAGCTTCGGAAAGCATCGGTAAGATTTTAGATGCCAATGCTTGCATGTACCATGGAGATCCTGAAAGTTCTTGAGTCATATTATGCATAAGAGAAAGTTGCGATCCCTCCTCCGAGCCTTTGAGTTCTTTAGCCGCCGCTCCCATTGCTCCAGCCCAAAACTTTTGAAAACTCTCTCTAGCTTGTGGAAGCATAAATTCCTCAAAATCAATTAACATCTGTTCCCGAATTTTTATAGTAATCACATCCAAGGACATTAGGAGGGTTGCATCCGATTCGGAACTTTTCAACCATGATTCAATTTTCTGCTGAGTTTTCAACGGCACATAGTACGTATAAATTATAAAATATAAAAAGAACGAAATTAAGGCAAAAAGATAGAAAGCTAAGTCTGTCAGAATCTTCCCCCTTTAATAACGTCAAATATGAAATCAAAGGCCTTGTTTAATCCAGATCCCTCAAATTCTATTTTATCTTCTTTTAAATCTTTAACAAAGTCTATTGATCCTTTAACAACGGATTCTATTTCTTGCGCTGAATTATAGAACGAACCTAATACAACACCTGGAGGAAGATTTAGATCTATGGATGGCGTTATCTCAGCTAAAGCGAATACATTGGATAGCCAGTCAACGGTTTTATTGGTCCTGGCTAAAGCAATCCATACTACAGATAATATTACTGGGGCAAGTATTGGAGCCATTACCCTGGCTATTGCTAACCAGTCAAGCTTGTTAATATCTAAATCTATCTTTGTCATACTCGATACCCCGTTAAGATACACGATATTGCCCCATTGTTAGCGCTCTCCGTCGCTTGGATCTTAACCGTGCTGTTTGGTGGTACGATAAATTCAAACATCT